TGCTGGGCTTCCTCAGGGGTAAGCCCCCCCCTGCCGGATAGGCAGCTGAGAGAGCCAGGCTATAACGGGGCATAAAATTACATAATTACAAGGACTTAGCGCGCCCGCTTAACATAATACTAATTATAGGTACTGTGGTAACCTGATACCGCGCGGGTAACGCGCGACCGCGATTCATTTCTAGCGACAGAAAATTACAGCAAATTTTTCACGGACCTTGACGAATCGCCTCAGATCGTTTCTGATGTTGGACGAGACGCCTGTCTCACTCCTCCCCAAACTGCCTCGCCTTCGGGCGGGGCATTTTTTATTGACGAACCGTCTTGGTTCGGGCTATCAAAAAGCGTCCTTTTTCGAGTTGCTCCAAACTAGCCCCTTAACCGGGGCTATTTTTTTGTGCTAAATGCTCACATGACAGAGCGAATCACTCAGATCGACGGAAAGTGGTATATGGATCAGGCCAGTGTGGCCATCCTGTGCGGCGTCAGCGTTCAAACGCTGATAAATTGGGACAAAGCCGACAACCCGCCACCGCGAGATCAGACGACGAAACTGTATCCCATGACCGAAATCGGAACATGGATCCGCACGGAAATGCCGTTCCGCAAGGGCAAGGGCGGCAGCTACCCATACCTGCCGGACATCACGCGTTTTCCGGGCGGCGGCACTTTGCCGGGTATTGACGGCCCGCCCGTGAAGCATGTCGAGGAAGCCCGTCTCAAGAAACTGCAAGCCGACAAATTGGAGATCGAGTTGCAGGAAATGGCCAAGCAACTCATCCCGGTCGATCAGGTTACAGACGCTTTCACCCAAATGGTGATGCGTGTGAAAACGCGATTGCTTAAATTACCGACATCTCTCGCCCCGCTCGTGCATGGCCAGAAAGACGTGTTTGTCATTCAGACCAAGTTGCAGGAAGGCGTTAACGAGGCGCTTGAACAACTGGCAGACGATTGGCGCGATGTTGAAACAGAGGATAACGAATGATGCAGCAGGTCCACATTCACACAAGCCGCACATCCGGTAATTGGTGGTCGAGTAAGACACCGGCTGAAATGCGCGACGAAATCCGGCGCGAGCATGGCCACATGGCGTATAATGCGATCATCGCCCCGTGCGGCACGATCATGTTCGACTACGACGCTCGCAACGCTGGTGGTCCGTTACATGTCTGTCTCGTGCCGGTGCGGACGATTATCAAAACAATGCGGTTCGCGGATTATTATACCCGCGCCCAGCGCATTGCCCTGCGTGACTATCTGTATCGGCTTGAACGACACCTCGGCATGGGAAATTTGGCGATCGGCAATCACGACGACGTTTCGCCGGGGTTTCGAGTGGTTTCCACCGAATGGCTTTGATGTTCGGTGACATTCGGTCGGTCATGCGTCCGACCATGGCGGCGTTTCGCCCGCCACCGGACCTGACCGTATCGGAATGGGCCGATCAGAACCGCTTTCTCAGTGTGGAATCCAGCGCGACACCCGGCCGGTTCCGCACCGAGGTCGTCGAGTATATGCGCGAACCAATGGATATGGTTGGTAAACCCGGCGTTCGTCGCCTGACCCTGATGACCTCGGCACAGGTCGGCAAGTCCACGGTGATTGAAAACGTCATCGGCTACCTCATGCACCATGACCCGTGCCCGATTTTGCACGTTTCGCCTACGATCGACAGCATGAAGATGTTTTCCAAAGAACGTCTCGCGCCGATGATCCGCGATTGCCCATCCTTGCGCGGGATCGTCAAGGACGCCCGCAGCCGCGACAGCGGCAACACGCTCGCGTCCAAGCTGTTCCCCGGTGGCCACATCGCCATGGTCGGGTCAAACGCCCCGGCTGGTCTGGCATCTCGACCCATCCGCGCCGTGGTGGCCGATGAGGTGGACCGATTCGAGTCGTCGGCTGGCACCGAGGGCGACCCGCTCAACCTTGCCGTCAAGCGGACCACAACATTCTGGAACCGGATCATCATCTTCGTCAGCACACCGGGCGACAAAAGCACGAGTCGGATCGAGCCGGAGTTCCTGCGCGGCGATCAGCGGTATCGCTGGTGCCCGTGCCCCGCATGTGGTGAACATCAACGCCTCGTGTGGTCACAGGTGCATTGGAAAGAGGGACAGCCTGACACAGCGACCTATGTGTGTGAACATTGCGGTGCGCCATGGGACGACCAAGATCGCAATCTGGCGGTGCGCCGCGGCGAGTGGCGGGCCGAACAGCCGTTCAACGGCAACGTGTCGTATCATCTTTCGCAGCTTTACAGCCCGTTCGCGCCGCTGGCCGACGGTGTGCGCGACTTTCTCGACGCAAAAGGCAACCCGCAGCTTCTCAAGACATGGGTCAACACGTTCCTTGGCGAGACGTGGGAAGAAAAGGGTAAGCGGCTGGATTGGTCCGATCTGCTGGACCACCGCGATCAATATGAGATGCGTGAACCTATCCCAGAGGATGTGACTCTCGTCACTGGCGCCGTGGACGTGCAGGATGACCGTTTTGAAATTGAGTTCGTCGGATGGGGCGATGATTATCGCTCGTGGTCCCTCGGCTATCACCGAATATATGGCGACCCGTCTGCGCCGGAAATCTGGATGCAGTTGCGCGAGTTGTTGTCTGAGACATTCATCCACCCACTATTCGGTGAAATGTCGCCGCGGTCCATTGCGATCGACTCTGGCGGTCACTACACGCAAGCGGTCTATAAATTTGCAGCCATGCAGCCCCGCACTGTGGCCATTAAGGGCGTTGAGGGGAAAGGTAAGCCGATATTTGGTCGACCCATGAAAAACACGCTCGGCAACGCGCGGGTCATTCCGCTTGGCGTTGACACGATCAAGGAACTTGTCGCGGCACGACTTCGCATTCACGATCCGGACGCAGCGGGTTATTGCACGTTTCACGAGTCCTACGACGAGGACTATTTTCGCGGCATGACTGCGGAAGAATTGCGCACGACATATCATCGCGGTTTTCCGATCACGCGCTGGCAAAAGATACGACCACGCAACGAACCGTTTGACCTTCGCGTCTACAACACGGCGGCGCTTGAGATGTTACAGGTCGATCTCAACGCGCAGCGGCGCGAGGCGTTGCGTAAAACCAAGCCCCGTGATAATCAGGATAAGACGCCTGCTCGCAAGCCCGCGCGCACGCAATCACGATGGGTGGATGGTTGGAAAGATGACTGACCCTTTCGCAAAGGCAGACACCGAGCCGTCTGAAGTTGTCGCAGGCTATTACACTGCATGGCGTTCTGCCCTGAATATTGACGACGCGCTGTTCTCGGTTGAGTATCGGTTTCGGTGTGTGAGTGACGGCAATCACACTGACGTATCGGTTGGCGCGCGCAACGGGGATTATTGGGAATTTGAACTGACCAGCAATCAAACGCTGACTCAGGCCAACTGGCACGCCGGTCAGTATCGGTGGGATCTGGTCGCGGTTCGCACCAGCGATGGCGCTGTGACACTGATTGGCACCGGGCTGCTGACGTTCTTCGCCTCGGCAGATGATCGCCGCAGCCATGCGGAACTGATGCTGGTCAAGATCGAGTCTTTGCTTTCGGGTAAGGCCGATGCGGACGTGGAAAGCTATTCGATCAAGAACCGCTCGCTGACCAAGATGAGCACGAAAGAGTTGCTGCATTGGCGTGACTATTACTTGGCAGAGGTCGGGCGCCGCAAGACAGCGAGCGGTGCAAAACCAAACACGGTCAGAGTGCGGTGGGTTAGCTGATGGGCATCTTGGATATTTTTCGACGCACGACCACTGTGACCACACCCGCGCCTGCGCCGCGCAAGCGCAACGGGTTTGAAGCGGCCAAGAACCTGTCTCGCTATGGCGACATGGGTCGGTCGCGCGGGTCGGCGGATTACGAACTTCGTGATGGTCTGGTCGAAGTGCGTTCCAAAGCGCGTGACATGGCGCGTAACAGCGGCTCGATGCGCCGTTTCATCCAGCTTATGCAGGTGAACGTGGTCGGCGCGGGCGGGTTCCAGCTTCGCACGCGCGTGCGTCGCGGCGACGACAGTATTGACAGCAATCTCAACCGCGCCGTCGAGGGTTCGTGGCGGGGTTGGTGTCAGGCACCGACTGTTGACGGTCGGATGACCATGGTCGATCTGTGTGAACAGGCCGTTCATTCGTGGTGCACGGATGGTGAGGTGATCTGGGAAATCGTCTATAACTCGCGCTATCCCGACGGCATGGCGGTGAACCCGCTCGAAGCGGACATGCTCGACGAGACGCTGGTCCGGCTGAACCCGGCAACGAACAATGAAATCCGCATGGGCGTCGAAATCGACGAGTATGGTGCGCCGGTGGCGTATCACTTTCTGACACGGCACCCTGGCGACCTCGCTTGGTATTCCAACGAAAATACGCAGCGTCATCGGCGTGTGCCTGCCGATCGCGTCATCCACCTGTATCGCCGCAATCGGCCCGGTCAGACACGGGGCGAGCCGCCTGCGGCTGCGTCGATCAACCCGATCAAAATGCTCAACGGGTATCGTGAGGCCGAGACGATGGGGCGTCGCTTGCGGGCCGCGCTCATGGGCTTCTTCACCAAGGCGCTACCGTCTGCCGAGCAGATCAGCCAACTTGCTGACACCGAGACGGACGACGACGCGCCCATGTTCGAGATGCACATGGAACCCGGCATCATGAAGCAACTGCCTGATGGCATGGAATTCAAAGCGTTCGAGCCGGGCGGTGCTACGACCGACTACCAGCAATTCGAGAGTCAGGTGAAGAAAGACATTGCCATGTCGCTTGGTGTTTCGGCATTCTCGCACGGCATGGAGACGAGCGGCGTCAGCTACTCAACCGGGCGCACTGTGGCCATTGAGGACCGCGATTTCTACAAGACAATGCAGCGGTTCTTTATCGACGGGGCGATGTGGCCGCTTTTCAAAAAATGGGCGAACTCAAAGGTGCTCGCGGACAACTCACCTATCATGCCGACGCGGGTCGGTGGTGTGATCCGTTACAGCAAGTTCATGGGTCGCGGATGGGATTGGGTCGATCCAGCCAAAGACGTGAAGGCCAACGTCGAAGCATTGCGGACCAAGCAGACATCTTTGTCGCGTGTCGCGGCGTCTCGTGGTATCGACGTTGAGGATCTGCTGCGTGAGATTAAGGAAGACGAAGAAATGGCGCGCAGCATGGGTTTGACGCTTGACTATTCCAGTGGTAAACCTGATGCAGCACAGCCTGCGCGCGAGGAAGCCGATGACGACGATGACAATGACGATTCGTGATGGCCACACTGGCCGCGTTCGCGCGACAGATGATGGCACCTATATTTTCCCTTTGTCGTCCGAGGCACCGTATCGGCGCTACGACGGTATTGAAATTCTCGATCACAGTGAGAATTCGGTCGATCTGACATTCCTCAATAGCGGCAACGCGCCGCTTTTGGACAACCACGATCGTTATTCCGGTCTCGACGCGCAAATCGGCGTCATTAAGCGCGCGTGGCTCGATAATAAGCGGGTCTATGTTGAGGTTCGTTTTTCAAACCGGGCTCGCGCTCAAGAGATCAAGCAAGATGTCGATGACGGCATCATCACCAATGTCTCGGTCGGTTACGATGTGAGCAAGGTCGAGCGAAATGACGACAGCGATGAGTATCGCGTCGTGAAGTGGACGCCGAAAGAGGCGTCTTTTGTGTCAATTCCTGCCGATGAGACGGTGGGAATGGGTCGTTCCGCAACCAAGGAGGGTATCATGCCCAAGGACGAACAGAACGCCTCTGTCCGAGGCGCAGAAACGCAAACCCTTCCGGGTGTGCGGTCGGACGAACAACGCGCTGCCGACATGGAAAGCGTAATCAACGAAATCAGCGAACTCGCGTCGCAGCACAACATGGGCGACCTCGGTCGGGCGTTCATTCAGGGTGCGATGGCGCGCGGCGAGGAACCCTCGCTGGCGGTTTTCCGCGGCATTGTTCGCGCCAAGCTGCCGGAAAACGTGCCGCTGCGCAACGACGGGATCGGCATGTCCGAGAACGAAACGCGCGGCTTCTCGCTGGTCAAAATGCTTCGTGCCATGGCCGATGGCAACTGGCAAGGCGCTGAGTTCGAGCGCGAGGCGTGTGAGGCTGCGGAGCAAGCCCGTGGTCGCGCATCGAAGCATGGCGGCATGGTCCTGCCTTCCGAGGTGATGAACCGCTGGTCGGACTTCGAGGTTGATGGTGTTCGCTATCGCGGCAATGAGGACCGTGTTCGTGCCGCTCTTGGCACCGGCGGTGCTGCAAACATCCTGACCACGGACCACTTGGCCGCGCGCTTCATCGACAACCTGCGCAACGAGTCGGCGTTCATGCGTGCCGGTGCGACGATGCTGACCGGTCTCGACAGCGATGTGGAAATCCCCGGCGGCGACGCGAACATTGCCGCAGCGTGGCTTGCATCTGAGGACGCCGATGTTGCGGAAAGCAACCCGACGTTCCGCAAGATCACCATGACGCCGCATGATCTGGGTGTCTACACCGATCTGACCCGCCGTATGTTGCAACAGTCCACCATTGCCATTGAGGCGTATGTGCGGATGCAGCAGGTCGATGCAATGCGTTTGGCGATTGACTTGGCCGCTGGTTACGGCTCGGGTTCAACGGGTGTGCCGGAAGGCTTGGCCAACACCAGTGGTATCGGCTCGGTCACGTTCGATGCAGCAATTCCGACCCGTGACGAAATCATCGACCTGCGCACGGCGATTGCCGAGACGAACCGTGGTCGTGGCGTCACCTACATCTCGAACTCCGAGATGGTTGGTGATCTGCAAAAGACCCGCGTCGATGCTGGTTCGGGGATCTTCCTGATGGGCGACAACGCGAATCGTCTGGTCGGCAACCCGTTCATCGTGTCGAACCAGATCGCGTCCGGTGACTTGTTCTGCGGCGTGTTCTCGGATATGCTGATCGGCATGTGGGGTGGGCTGGAAATCGCGCGCTCGACGGAACGCAAGTTCCTGTCTGGCGGCGTCTCGTTCCGCTCGATCCAAACCGTCGATGTGGGTTTCACCCGCGTTGGCTCGTTCGCCCTCGGCAACGACACCCCGTAATGATCCTGACGGGGCGGCAACGCCCCGTCATTCACCATCACCATAGGAGCCTGTCATGGCTGATAAAGAGAAGAAAAACGTCAAAGCGTTGCAGCAGATCATGCTGAAAGGTCGCAAGGTCGTCGTTGGTGAAGTTGTCGCCAAGTCCGATTTCCCTGCGAAACAGGACTGGCAAAACCTGCTGAACATGCCCAAGCCGCGCCTTGAAGAAACCGACGAACCGGTCGGCAAGCCCAAAGCCGGGAAAGCAACGCTTCCGGGCGTCAAGGACTGATCTGATGCCAGGCGCGTTCCTTTCCAATGACATGACCACGTTCTTCAACGCCGACGAGTTCGGTGAAGCACCGGATAGTGTCACATGGAAGGGAACGCCCGTCACTCATGGCATATTTGACGACGAGGACGTTGAATTTGCGATGGGTGAGGGTGTGACGCAGATTGATCGTCAGGCGTCATTCACGGGCCGCAGCGCCGACTTCGACGGCATTGCCGACGGTGATGCAATGGTGATCCGTGGCGTCAACTATCTGGTGAAGAACTGGAAGGACGACGGCACGGGCGAGATCGAGATTTTCTTGGAGCGTCAGTAATGGCACATATCCGCACGCAGATCAGAACCGCCATGAAAGCCGCGCTCGATGCCGCGCTGACCACGGGTTATCAGATTTTCTCGTCACGCTATTACGCGCGCAACATTGTCGATGGTCAGGCCATTGTGGACATGCGGTTCCTGAATGACCAGACCGCCGAAGCCGAGACGATGGGTGACAAGCGGGTCCACGTCGCATCGCTCTATATCCGCGTGCAGCGTAGTGCGCCAGAGGATGAGTTGGACGACCTACTTGACGCCGATGAGGTCGCGGTCATCGGCGCGGTTGCTGCGGCAGATTGGTCTGCGCTGTTGGAAGAAAAGCCGGAACTGGTGCAGGTCAATTTCGTTGACGACGCCGAGTCCGGGCGCGCGGCTGGCGCGCTTGTCATGCGATATGACTTGGAGTATCGTATCGACATGAATGACCCCGAAACCCCGATCGAGTGAGGTAAGGCTATGGCACGTTATAAGGGCCACAACGGCGAGGCAAGTGCCGGTGGCGAAACTATTGGCGAGATCGAGTCGTTCGAACTCGAACTGACCGCCGCAGAACTTGACGCGAACGTGATGGGAAGCGATTGGACGGACGTTGAGTCTGGTCAGTTCAGCGCGTCCGGCACAGTGTCGGTGTTGCGCGATCCGGCTGACGCGGGTCAGGCAGAGATGACGCTTGGCACTAAGTTCGAAGGATTGTTCTATCCAGAGGGTAACACGTCTACGCTAACCGAGATCAGCGGTCAATTCATGGTCACATCTATCGGCATTAGTGTGTCGGTCGGTGATCTGGTCAAGACCACGTTCAACATTCGCAACGCCGGTGCGGTTACGATTGGGTCGGTGACGTGATGGATATTACCGCAGCCCTCAAGAGCGAGATCGGGTCGTATTCCTCATCGCAGTGGACGGGCCAGATCGGTGGCGAGGAAGTCACGCTTTACTCAAAGCCGATCACGCCCAAGGACATTTCGCTTGTCACCCGCTACCAGTCCGATTTTGTCTCATCCCCGTCGCCCGCGGGCATGGTCGAACTCATCATTCACAAGGCCGAAGACGAGAACGGCAGCAAAGTGTTCAGTCGCGGCAAGCATCTGGTGTTCTTGCAACGGATGCGGACGAACCTGATCGGTGAGATTTTCACAGGTCTGTTCGGTGACTCGTTTGAGGTGGACGCTGATGAAGAACTCGACGACCGTGTAAAAAAATAGAGGCCAGTCCGGAGTTGCAGATCCTTTTCGGGCTGGCAATGCGTCTCAACCGTGACATTGAGGAAGTCATGTCGTGGCCATACGCTAAGATCAACGATTGGATCGCGTATCTCACATGGGCTGATCGAAAATGAGCACGACGACCACCAACTACCGACTCAGAGCAACCGACAACGCTTCTGGCGTATTGCGCGGCGTGCGTCGGCAAATCGACGCGGTCAATGGTGCGGTTGGTCGAGCCCCTGCGGTCAGTCGCTCATGGAACAAGGGTCTGAGTGAGAACCGTCGCGCCATTCAGCAGCTTGGTTTTCAAATGACCGACTTTAGCGTGCAGATCGCCGGGGGTCAGAACGCTCTGCTCGCCTTCATACAACAGGGCGGTCAGATGTTGCAGGTGTTTGGCCCGATGGGCGCCATTGCCGCTGCTACATTGACGGTGTTCGGCACATTGGCGCTGGTCATGGGTAAGACCGGCAAGTCGCTGGCAGACATCACGCCGATCATGGGTGTGCTGGAAGAACAGTTGACCGGGTGGCTTAATGTGGCACGCGCTGTTGGGCAAATGTTCATCGGCATAGCGAACATTATCGTCAACAACCTCGACACAATCGTGATTATGGCGACGATTGCGGCTGGCATGTTTGCGACTCGATGGGTGGCGTCAGTTGTCGTTGCGAGCGTTACGACCGGTGCGTTTTCAAACGTCTTGCGCGCGACCGCGCTTTCCTTCCAGTTGGCCGGGACACGCGCGGCGGTGGCGACCCTTGCCACATCGGCGTTCACCACGGCGATCGGTGTGTTGCGAACCGCGCTGCTGAGACTCGGCATTCCAGCACTTGTGCTGGGGCTGGCCTTTCTTCTTGAGCGGTTTCTACGACTCACTCAGGTGACAGGTGGCGTCGGTGCCGCTTTGAAATTGCTCGGTGAGATTGCTACAGCGGTCTTCAAAGCCATTCCGGATATGGTCTCTATCGCCGCGCTGAAGATGGCGTCTTGGTTTCTTGAGAGGCTGGGTGACATGGCCGCCGCGTTCAACAGCTTTGGCCAAAGTGTTGCGGACGGTCTAAATTCGCTTTTCAATACCGACTTGAAATTTACATTCGGTGCTGACGTGGCGCGCGACCTTCAAATCATGGCCGCGACCGCAGGCAACTCGGCACTCGCCTTAGAGCGCAACAGTCAGTCTATCGCCAACATGAACACACAGGTCCGCCAGTTGCGCGATCTGATGAAAGAGACACCGATTGACGTGCGCGACTGGTTCGGCGGTGCGGGGGATGCGGTTAATGACGCGACGGGTGGCGGCGGTGACGCAGCAGAGACCGAGGCCAAGCGCATTGAGAAAATCTTTGAGGACATGTCGTCCAGCATCTCGAAGTCGCTGATGGACAGCTTCAAGGGTCTTGTGCGCGGCACCAAAACCCTTGGCGACGCGGTGATGAGCGTTCTCGATATTATCATGGATAAGATGGCACAGGCGATGCTCGCGCCCATGTTTGACCACTTCGCCACCGGCCTGTCCAGCGTGGTCATGAGGGGGTTTGGGTTTAACGCTCCAATGCCGGTCGCAGCCGGTGGCGGGCGCGCGTTGGGCGGCAAGGTGTTTGCCGGGAAAGCCTATGACGTTGGTGAACATGGACGTGAGCGGTTCATTCCGTCCACCAACGGGACCGTTGTGCCAAATCACAAGATGGGTGGTGACGGCACGGTCGTGACCGTCAACAACTACGGTCAAGACAATGCCCGTGTCGAGCGCAGCACCGGCCCTGATGGGCGCGAGATGGTCAACGTGATCGTTGGTGAGTCAATGTCGCGCGGTCGGTTCGACCAAGCGCAGCGTGGGCGCTATGGCAACAATCCGAACAAGGTGAAGCGATGAGTGTCCCGCGATTGACTGACGTGCTGCCGATGTTCCCCGCCGCCGACGGTTACAGCGAGGCGCCGATGGACATGCTGTCTCGGTTCAAGCCCGCTGTCGGTGTGGACATTACGCGACCGCGCGGCACGGCGCGCATCATCGTTTGCGACGTGACGTTTCCTACCGTGACGCGCGAGACATCCAATCGTTTCGAGGAATGGTGGGAAACCGAGACGCGGCAGGGCAGTGACCGGTTTATCTGGCAGAACCCGCGCACGAAAGCGTGGGCATATTACAAGTTCACCGACTCGCAGTATACGATCCGCGACGTTGGTGGAAAGCGCGACCGCATCTCGATGCAGATTGTGCGCCTGCCCGGCCCAGATATTGAGAACCCGTATCCATGAGCAGCAGTGACGCCCTTATCGCTTTCGTGACGATTACGCACCCGAATCTGGCCGACCCAATTCGGGTCGTCAGTGACGTGGTGGATTATGTCAAGGATGGTCACACATTTACCGGTGTCGTGTTTGAGTTCAAAGTGGTCAGCGACAACGAACAGGCACCGCACGCCGAGATCAAGGTGCCGAACGTAGACCGCCGCGTGTCGCAAGCGTTGCGGTCGTCGCGCGAGCGGGCCAAGATACAACTGCAAGTGTGCAACGCCGCGGATTTCGACTTGACCGTGTTCCCGCGCATCGAAATTGGGTCAAGCACGTCGATCTACGAGTTTGCCGAGTTTGAGTTGGCCGACGTATCCGCAGACGTGTCGATGCTGACCGGTCGCGTCGTTCTGCGTGACTACGCGCAAGAGCCTTGGCCACGTATCACGGCGACAAGCCTGCGCCTGCCCGGTATGGCCCGATGAACTGGTGGGACAAGTATGTCGGGATCCCATTTGTTGACGGCGGGCGTGACATGTCCGGGCTGGACTGCTGGGGATTGGTTCGGCAGGTTTATTGGGATCGTCTCGGCGCAGAACTGGACATGTATGCGGATATTCCGGCCCGCAATCTGATAGAAGCGTCCCGTGCCTTTGAGGCTGGCGCGTCATCCCATGAGACTTGGTGGCCGGTCGAAAAACCCATCACGCTCGACATTGTGGCCATGAAAGTGCCGCGATTGCAGCGCATCGGGCATGTCGGAGTGATGATTGACCATACCCGAATGTTGCACGTTGAGCGTCATTCACATACGGTGGTCGTGCCGATCCAGCATTACAGCGTCGCGGGTCGGATCGTTGGCTATCGGAGATACTTGGGATGATCGCCGTCTATCGTGACCCGTTCAGCTTCGCTCCGCAGCGTGTCGCGTCGCGGAACGGCATGACGATTGCAGAAATGGCGGCAACGATACCTGACTTTCCCGCAGACGGGGTTGTCACGATCAATGGCCACGTTGTTGACCGCGGCGTCTGGCACATCACGCGCCCTAAACCTAGTCATCCTGATCGACCCGTAATCGTGACGTTTCAAGCCCCGGTTCGCGGCGGTGACGAAGGTGGTGGGAAACAGGTGCTTGCGATTGTGGCGTCTTTTGCAGTGATGGCGTTGTCCGGCTTTATCGGCGCGGGCGGGCTTGGCGGCATTTTTTCCGCACAGTCCACGGCACTGTTCGGCGTGTCGGGCTTGGCCGCGAGCGCGCTCGGCACGGGCGTCGCGCTTGTTGGCTCGCTGCTGATCGGCGCTTTAACCGCGCCACCGTCGGGCCCGAATGAGTCGGGCCGTGATCGGGAACGACTCGGCGCGGCGAGCGCCGATGGGAACGTCTTGGAGCCCAACGGCCCGGTGCCGCGCGTGATCGGGACACACAAGATATTCCCACCGCTCGCGTCCGAACCGTTCACCTATTTCGACAATCAGGACGAAGTGGTTGAGGCCGCATATGTCTTGTCCGGCCCGCATGTGATCGAGGATGTCCGCATCGGCAACGCACCGATCGAGGATATGACCGCCGTTGAGTATCAGGTTCGAGACGGCAGTCCCGGCGCCGATCCAATCACGATGCTCACGCGACATGCGCGAACCGAGGCGACACAGACGGAACTCCGTGGCCATGTGGTTTGTGGACGCGCTGCCGATCCCCCTCACCGTGACGACGCGCGAGTCGCCGGACGAGGTGATGATCCAGATCACCATGCCGCAGGGTTTGAACAAAAACGCTTCGGACACAGATCGTGTGCGCGTTCCGTTTCGCGTCCGCATCCGTCGTTTCGGTGACGCTGAGTGGATCCTACTGCCCGAAGTGCATTACCAAGCGGCATCATTGCGTCAGATCCGCGCGACGATTTCACTCAAGTGGGTCGATGATGCTGATGTGACGCTTTCATGCGGGTTTGGTGACGGGTTTGTTGAGGTGCGACGGTCGTGCCCACCACAGACCATCTCGCCGCAATTCCCGGCATTCGAGTGTGACGATTATTTCGACGACGGTGCTGGTGACGAGTGGATGACATCGAACAATCTCAGTTCAACGCGAATTAGACGGTTCACGGCTACGCGGAATCAGGCGACCGCGCATTTGGACAAGTCGGTGTTCCCGCAGGGCAGATACGAGGTCGAAATAACGCGCGGCGCGGCGGTTCTCACGTCGGATTATTCCACGACCAGCTATGAGACCGAGGGCGAGGTGCGCAACCTGTTCCAGTATCGGAGCGAATCGCTGGAAGCGCCGTTTAGCAAGGACGGTATGGCCGACATGATCTATGCCCAACGTATTGTCAGCGTTTGGGATGAGTCGCCCATTGCGACTGACGACTTCGCCGTGGTCGCTGTCCGGGCGCGCAACAGGCGCGTCGAAAGCCTGTCTTGCATGGCGAGCGGTCTCGTGGGTGATACGGGTTTCATCTCGTGGACGTGTGGGCCGGGCGCCTGAATGCTGATCCCGTGCCCGCCGCTGTCATCGACACTGATGAGATCGACGAATGGCGGTCGCGCTGTGACACTTTGGGTTACGAGTGCAACATGATTGTCGAGGGGTTGTCTGTGGGCGACGTGGCCCGCCTGATCGCATCCTGTGGCTATGCCAAGCCGCGAATGAGTGCTCGATGGGGTGTGGTGCAGGATTATGACCGCAGCGCCGAGGGGCCGGTCCAGATATTCACGCCGCGCAACAGTTCTGGGTTTGAGTGGCGGCGCGGTTTTGCGCGGATTCCCGACGGGTTCCTCATCACATTCCGCGACAAGGATCGTGATTACGACGCGCGCCAGATCATTCATCCGCGCAGCGCCGAGGGGTCAAATTATCTCGAACAGGTGACGTATCAGGGTCTCGTGACCGAGGCAGAGGTGCGGCAGCGCGCCGAGTTCGACCTTGCACAGTTGCAGTTGCGCGGCACGTTCTACACCATCAATGTCCCAGCCGAAGCGATTGTGTGCAAGCGCGGATCGCTGGTCGGCCTGACACATGATGTGTTGCGCGCCGTGTCAGGCAGTGGCAGGGTTGTCGCAACCGACTTGAACGCAACAGGTGACGTTACCTCGATCACGATCGACACGGACGTTCCGCTGTTCAATGAGCCGGACATGCACGCGGTTGCTGACATGCGCGCGGTTGCCGACATGCGCGCGGTCGGGCTGGTGTCCAGTGTGGTTATCCGACGCGATGACGGGACCAAGACCACGCACGCCTTGGGTAACGAGACCGGCACAGATAGTGTGTTGACACTTGCCAGCCCAATCAGTGCCGCGAATATCGACTACGACACGTTGCTGGTTGTTGGACCGGCAGGTCAAGAGACGGAACGCATGATTGTGTTTGAGGTAACACCAAGCGAAGATTTCATGGCCACACTGACGCTGGTCGATGAGGCACAGGAGATATGGATATGACCGCGACACGCGACCCTTTCAATTCCGCCACGTCCGGGACGATTACCGGCGACGACTATATGGACCAGACGCGCGATAATACCGTCGCGCTCTATGACGCCTCTCATTTTCCCGTCACGGGTGTTGGCGGCACGGTCAACGCCGTGACGGGCACGGTTTCGCCCGATTTCGGATCACGCGGCCTTGTCTCTGGCATGAAATTCAGCATCCCATGGACGGGTGCGAACACGGGTGCTGTCACGCTCGCGCTGAACGGCGGTTCAGCAATTCCCGTGGTCGATGCGTCTGGTTCCGCTCTTGAAGCGGACGCCACGGCGAGCGGGCTCCGCAGCATTGTCGAGTTCACCGGCACGCATTTTCAGGTTCTAACCGAGTTGTTGGCCGGTGCGGGGGCGCTCGTTACCAACTATCATTTTGTGTTCACGTCGAGTGGGACGTGGGTGAAACCTGCGGGACTCAACCCGAACGCCTCGGTGCTGGTCAAGCTGTGGGGCGGTGGTGGTGGCGGCGGCGAGGGCCTTGGCGGCGCTGGTGGTGGC